AATGGTCCTCCTCAATATTTCGTTGTAAAAATATTCAAACATGTTAAAACCTACAATATCTTTATCTTAAGATATCTATATTTAGGGCATCCCGAATGGGTTCTGCTCACTAAAGTCAAGTATCTTGTCTGCTTCTGTCTCAATATTAATATTGTCAGCAAATCCATCATCAACTGGTTGTGCATCGATAATACGTAATTCATATGATGCTCCAGAAGTTGCACCTACTAAAGTTTCCCCTCTAGTAAACTCTCCTGCAACTGTTCCAACTATAAGTGTATTAGTTGATGCATCCCATGTTCTAACTCTTGCTGTAGTTCCACTAGAAGAACCAGTGATAATTTCATTAAACGCAAATGTACCAGAACCATTACTCTCAGCACCACCAATAACAATAGTTGGTGCTACAGAATATCCAAGACCAGCATTTGTAATATAGATGTTAGTGATAGTTCCAGCAGCACTAACTATGGCAGTTGCAGCAGCAGAAACTGTAGTGACTCCTGTTAAAAATACTTCATTTGTAAAATTAATTGCTGGATTATAAACATATCCAGAACCACCTGCTGTTACTGTTACGATACCTACAACACCATCTCCAATTGTGGTTGTAGCAGCTGCTCCAACTCCATCTCCTCCGCCAGAAAATCTTACTCCAGGTGCTACAGTATATCCTGCACCAGAATTGGCAATATTAACTGCCTGAACTGATTGCAATCTTGGATTTGCATTGAGGTTGCAGACGTTAATACCACCAATCATAGTGGCAATACCAATTGCTGTTGTACCGCCTGCTGGAGCGGATGTGACGCCTACTGTAGGGACGCTACTATATCCACCACCCCTATTAGATATGGTAAACAATCTAACGCCACCATCGAAGATAGCAGCAGTTGCTGTAGCAGTTACTCCAGAACCAACCAAAGTAAGTGTTTGTGTGGGACCTTGAATTGTATTAATACCATCATCTGTTTGTCCATCATAGTCTTCACCAATTAAATTATTATCAACTTCTTCAATTCCAGTCGCAATGACTTCATCCTCCAACTGGAAGAGTTCACAATATAACTCATAGACATAAAGATCTTGTAGTTGATAATATGGTTTTGCATATTCAACATCTTTAATTTCATAAATTCTATCATCAAGTGGGAACCAAATAAGATCTCCAGACTTGGGTCTCGTTGATAACTTTATATTTGCCTGATCTTGAATTAATGGAGTTATATAATTCTCAAATCGTTCTCTTGAAATTATAAGTCTTACTTCATCTTTAGATTCAATACCAAATTTTGATAGTAAATTTCCTGCTCCAGAATACTGATCATAATTATCAATATATGCTTCAAGAGGAAGTGCTATATCAAACTTTGACTGAACTACTTCTCTAATAACAGAATTTTCTGATAAGTATTTTCTGGGTAGATAAAAAATATCTACTCCATAGGTTCTTAGCTGCTCATTTATTAAATCCTGAACAAGATTTTGCTCAGATGATGTCCCTTGAGTAAAAAATGGATTTAATACCATAACGTCAACCTATCATATCAAGAGGTGGAAGTTCATATGTATTTGACATCTGCTCTCTAATTATTTCCAAATCTTTCTCAGCATCATCATATATTTGTCTTCCATTTAATTCAATTCCACCTGGAAGTTTAACTCCTTGGAATTTAATTAAATTCTGTCCCCACTGCCTTTTCATCAATGCAGTTAAGTATTTTTTCAAAAATGAATCATTATAAACTCTTGTAAAATCATTTGGATCCAAAAGTCTCCAACAATCTAGAACAATATACTCTCCTAATTCCACATTTCCCCAATCAACATCCAAATACAATCTATCCTGTCTTTGATTGAATCTTATTTGCTTTTCAGTATTCAATAAAAAATCAATATCAGAGAGATATGTTTTTGTCATTGCATATGATAACATCTCCATAGAATTGAAGAAGTATAAATCATTTAAAAATAATTGATACTTTAAACTAAACATTCCTCCCGATATGGTGCTATTATCAAATCTAAAAATTTTATTGATTCCTATTACTGAAGGAGGAACTTGAATAAAATTACTATTTTCCTCATAAGAAAAAGTAGATGCAATTCCAACAGTAGAAGTTGCTGTAGTAGTTACAATTCCTATTGGATTACTTCCACCTCTACCTCTTCCCCTATCAATATCATCTTGAGTTATTTTATATTTTAAATATGTTTGAACTACTCCATCAAAATGTCTCTCATGAAAATACTGAAGAGCATCATCCACAAGATCATCTACTTGTTCGTCGGCAATATTAATTTCAAGGACTGGAGCACCCAGTTGCCTTTTACAATAATTGATTAAATCTGATCTACTTGCTGGTTGTGCCATATATTCACAAGTTTCCTAACTGTATTTAGGGTGCTGATGAAACTGGATTGTAGACATAAACATTTCCATTGGCAAGACTATACACAGTTGACCCAGAACTAACTAAGACATCATACATATATCTACCTTCGTTTAGGATCCTAGTATCAGTTCTTCCTAATGATATTGACATTTTGCCATCAAATGCACTAGTAAGTCCTACTGTAAATGATGTAGTAATTCCAAGTGTTGCTCCAACTGCAACACTTTTCGATATTGCTGCTGATCCAGTATAACCAGTCAAATTAAAAGCAGCATTTGATGTATCTAAAACATTCAAGTTTGTTGAAAAATCTGACCCACCATAAATGGTCAAATTTAACCCATAAGGAACTCCCGAATCGGGATCAAAAGTAATGTTTTTAGTTGCCATCTACTATTCCTATTAGTTTCATTGTTTCTTGCTGCTTATAATATAATTTGCAAAAAGATTTTGCAATATTTTTCAATTCTTCACGATCATCACAACTATCTATCTGTGATGCCATCTTAGTATAAGCAAATTGCTTTGATAAGTTGCTTAGTTCTATAGTATCAGGATCCATGTATTAACTCCTTTAATAGAGATTTAATTTCGTTTAATTCACTCTTCATATTAGCAAAATCATCTTCAATGTTTTGTATCTTATCATTCTTTTCAGATTTGACTTCACGTCTCGCAAGATACTGTTGATATTCAAGACTATTCACATTTAATACTGCATTTGTTGAAGGATCTCTTGCGAGATCCTTATGACCGTCTAATTCGTAAAAATTCATTATGCTAAAGCAATTACTCTTAGGTCTTTGATCCTAGGAACAAAACACTGACTCTTAGATGTCAGTGAGATTTTTATTCGGTATGTTTTGAATGATGGAAGTTGATCAGCTGTAAATGTGTATTCTCTATAATCAAGTTTTTCACTATCAAATGACCGAGCAATTGACTTTGTGATGAATGAATCAGATTCACCATTACTATTTTCTGAGGCAATTACTTGACCTCTAGAATTCAAGTTTGAGTATCCGGGGAATGGAGTAAATATTGGATCAAGTCCAATTTTATTATTTACCGAATAAAATGCTCTAATATCAGCATCATCACCAATGTGTGCAGATAATATAACTTTAATTGATGATGCAGAATTTTCAATAACAATCTCTTTTGATACGTATTGACATGCTGTAGGATCTGAGGTGATGGCACTGACTCTAGAATCAGTTGCATAATTTTCAATAATATTATTGACCCTATTGGAAGTTACAATTGCATTTACTCTTTGAGCATCGACAACAGGACTTAAACGATTATCAGTGGTGTTCAATGCAAGACTCATTTGCATTGATTTATTACCAACAACATTAGTCAATTTCAAATCTTCATTTACTTTAGATGCAATCATCCTTGGAGTATCAAAATAATTTTTTTGATTGATCGTGATGTCTTCAAATCCAGAATCAACAAATGGGATTTCATTACCACTAAAACTCTTACTAGTAGTTGTTCTTACTTGAGCAGTAATATTTGTTCCAGTAAGCGTAAGATTTTGAACTTGTGGAGTAATAATTTCAAATGGCATATTTTGAGTAGCCCTTATATTTCTTCCACCAGTTGACTTAGTATTGCCAATATAAAGTTTTGGGTGACCAATATCAGTACTTCTATCAGTTCCTGTAGTTGTACTCATATCAATTTTGACTTTATATGAATCAAATGTAAATGGATTTATCTCTGTCACATTATTTAAATTATGAGATGTATTAACCCTTTGGAGACTAATACCAGAGTTTTCATATTTAAATACTGGAGTTCCAATTGGATAAGTTCTTGGATCAGTGCCTCTTACAATATTACCACCAATTGTATTTCCAGAAACATTTGTATATTCAATAATTTCTTCACCGATTAATAGATATCCAACATTAGTGGTTCCAACTCCAACTCCCTCAAAAGTTGAGAATGTTGTTGCTCCACCAACTACTATTGATCCAGTAGACCCAGAAACAAATTCCGCAGTTAATTTAGTCGGTCTAATGTCTGGAAGGACCCCAGACATTTTAACTACATTATCAGCAAAATACATTCCGTGGTTTTGATGATTAACTGTAAAATGAGTTCCATCAGAATCAACATTGATTGTTGAAATTTGAACATTTCCACCAGTTCCGAGACCAGCAGAACCAGAAGAATTTAGTTCTGTTGTGATACCAGAACTGTTGGTGTACATTAGTGTTTTTGCTGCACCAACAACAAATTCACCTTGAACATTGTTAAATACTAGTTCATTTGTAATTCCAATTCCAGCAATGGTTAATCTTGCATTAGTACCAACTGATGCTATTCCAATTGTAGTAATACCAAGAACATCACCGACCTGATATCCAGATCCTCCATTGTTTGCAATTGTTGCTCCACTAGCAACAATACTTCCATTTACAATACTAATGTCTGCTGTTGCACCTCTACCATTGCCAGTAAGGGTAATTAGATTTACTCCGGAGAAGGTTTGACTTCCATCTGCAGGAGTATATCCAAGACCAGCATTACTGATAGTGAGATTTCCAACAGCAGATGCGGCTACTCCTACAAGATCTCCAGTTGCATTTGTTCCTTGTTGTGAGAATGTATTTCCAATCTCATAAGAATCTGCTACTGTAGTTCCAAGACCAACTCTAATTTGTCTAGAGTTCATTATAATTGAATCTGGAAGAAGTTTTGGAATTTGATTATTCCCTCTCGTAAGTTCTGGACTGTAGAATTCTACAGATCCATTTTCAAGGAAATCTGCTCTATAAAGAGTAAACTTAAGATCTTCCCACTGACTTGGTTCCCATGTCGATCCATTTTGAGATTTGAATAGTGATCCAAGATATGGTTGATTTGAAATAAATGTATCAGTTATAATATCATTTTCACCAACTCTTGAAATATAAACACTATACTTAGTTGAGTTTGATAATAGAGTTACTGCATACTCAGTTAGACCTTCAACATAAACGGGGGCCTTAAACTGAATATTAGTTGCAACAGATCCATCAGATGAAGTTTGAACTTCATCTGGATCTAAAACGACTTCAGAGAATGGAAGAATTCTAGTTGATGGAAGTCCATTTACAATGGTTCTAATTTGGATGATAACTGGAATATCCATATCATCTTTTGATCTAAAGAAAACGTCACAACTAGTTAAGAATACTCCTGTAGTATCTTCAACCATAAATGATTGTGACAGAGGATCGCGTCCACCACCCCACCTACGTGGTGGTGGATCAGGTGGACGATTAAATCTAGTTCCTACTCTTTGAGTTCTTGATCTTTGACCAATAACTGTAGATTCTACAATTTCGATTCCAAGGTTTCTATCAACATCATTACTTTGGAATTGTTCTTGTGCTTCAACTCTTGCATTTCTGACAGAAACAATATTTTCTTGAACTGTTTCTAAAGTTCCTGTAGAAGCAAATCCTTCTTCCGCAATTGTAATAGACTGATCTTGATTATTGTCAATATCATCGGTTAAAGTAAATACTTTACTTCCAGTTTCAAATCTAGGGAAACTCATATTGTTTGGATCTGGAATATAGTAACTACCAATTAAAGTAGCCGATATATCAGAAATAAGTCTTACATTTGAAACTTTTGCAAGAGCACCACTTGTTTGTCCACGAAGAGTCATTCCCTCCCTAATCCAACCATAGTATTGACCCTGGACTTCATTGGAAAGTGAAAATGTATCTACATTTAAAATAGTTGATGTTGATGAGTATGCACCAGACAAATCTTGAGAATTGTATGGATTTTGACGGAAAGTTTTTGTTGCTGAATCATATGGACCTTCTTTATGATTAGATTGTGCAACTCTGAATTGGATGAATGGAGAAGATGGAAGAGAATTTGATCCAATATCACCAATAACTGAACTATTTCCAATTACAGTTTCTCCAACTTCAAAAACTCCAGATTCCATTGTAATTTCAAGTAATTTTGGAACACAATATTTGGAAATATCTACTCCATCAAAAAATGCATATAATCTAGTAAGTGGTTTTACTTTTTTGGCCACAAATTCAACATTCCGAGATCTCATGAATGGAATGAGGTCCCTACTTACAACCCTATCACCTACCGATTCACGATCAAATTGTTCTGTTACAATAGTTCTAGATCCAGTTCTTGAGTTAGTTCCAAATTCTATAGATGTTTCAATATCCTCCTCAACGATATTATCAATAACAGTTCTATTTGACCAACTTATAGAGTTTCCACTTCCTTGGATAATAGTATCAGGAGTGTTTTGAATGACTCTTTGTCTTGTTGATTCAACAACTTCAATACCAACCCAATTAATTTCCCATGAATTCCATAGTATAGGACCAAATCCTGTTTGAGGATCAATAGTTCCATTTTCCACCATGTCACTAAATGTTGATGCATAATCACCTTCAACATCAATAATTTTTGCTTCAAGTCTTGCAGTATCAACCCAGTTGTCACTTGCTGGAGTTAGTTCAACTGTTCCACTCCAAAAACTAATCAAGAAAGGAGTGACACTTTCAGTTCTTGTAGCAAAATTTTGTTTAATATATTCAACTTCGGCATAGTCAAGTGTTACAATGTCATTTTGTTTTCTAACATTGTTTCCTTCTATTGTAGAGAAATTTAAATCCGCAGTTGGATCTGCATCTACGACAGGACCAAAAATCATATCAACAGAGTTGGTATAATGTCTTGGTCTTAGTTCATTATATTTTCTATCAATAGAATTGTTAAGTTTAAAAGTATCTTCTTGTGCCAAGAAGTCATTAAAATTATCTACAAAAAATCCAGACTTAAATCTATTTAAACCATCATTATCGGAAATAAAGAGATTAGCGGTTTCTTTTTCTAGTAAGGAAAGAGTTGTATAATATTCAAGGCTCTTGATTCTGTTTTCGAGTTCCTTGATATCTTGCATTTTATATCTTTTATGCTGCAAGAATGAAAGTTTTGCATCCTTTACATTTGCAAGATATGCTGGAAGTTCTACTCTACAAATTTCAATAGCATCATCGACTGGATCTGGTCTCTGAGGGTTGTCTGATGGAGTTCCATAAACAACTTGAAATTTTCCATTTTTTGACAAAAATACCCTATCAATTCTTCCTTGATAATAAGAAATATCAGTCAAAATAGCTTCATCTGAAGCTAATGGATTTGCTGCCGATTGTCCAGATGCATCAAATGTTCTTCCAAAAAATTCAAGTGGAGATCTTGAATTTTCTGCTACTTCGTAATTAGAAACCCTAGGTCTAATATCAATAATATCAGAGTTTCTAAAAATATTAATTTTTTTAATTTCATTTGCATAGTTAAACTGTCTATATGAGTTGACAGTTGTTATGTCTCCATCATCTGTATTTGAATATGATGCACTTGCAAAATAAATTTTGATTTGTTTTGATGGCGGCGAGGCATCATTTTTTCTCTTGATTCTTCCCTGATCATAGAAAGTAATTTCTTGACCCGTTCTAAATGTGTAATTGGAAGAAATATTAAAACTGGGAGATGATAGAGATGATACCAATGCACTAGAGTTTGATTCTTCAAACTCTACAGTTTCTCCTTCTATTAAAGAAATTTCATTTTTATAAAGAAAGGAAATACTCGAATCATTTAATTTTTCTGCGATTATACCTACAGCACCACTTGTTTGCCCAACAAATTTTTCTCCAATCAACAATTCTGATGTTGTTGTGGAATTTGTATTAATTGATTGGAATACAATTTGGGGAGCAGATGGTAGAGACGTATCTGCTGATTCAAAAACTCCGTGAATTTCAATAATATCTGGAGTATTTAATGAAATTACTTCATCTTCAACTCTGACACCAAAGGGGTAATTGCCGTAAGTCAATCCATTATTTAAAGTTGTTCCTCCAATTCCAGAACCTGCAAGTTTTGATTTATTTACAACAACAGAGTTGACTCTATTTTTAATTTTTTCTTTTGCTTTTGGTTTTACTTTACGAAGAGTTGCAATTAAAGTTGCACCAGTATCATTGCTTCCAAGACTACGAATTTGTAAAGTAGATCCGTTAGTAGCAATATCAAATTTATCACCACTCAAGGATTCTGTAGATCCATCTGATCGGATCAAAAGATATCTTTCTACATCGAAAGGCAAGAATGATTCATTTGTATCTGCTTCAACTTGGGCAGACAACTCATTACTTGCAATATTTACAATAAAAGTTTTTCTAATGACCAAAGAAGCTTCTGCAAGATCTACATTTGAAACATTTACTTTGGGTAAAGGAGTAAACAGAGAATTGTCAGAAGATGTTGCTAATTGAGTAGTAAGAATTTTTAAATCTGTTATACTTAATGTTGATGATGGCAAAAATCCACTAGAAATTCCTGTAACAGCAGCAACACCCTCTACAGAGATATCAGATGTTCCTACATTAGTAACTCTAGCAATAATTGGATCTCCATCTAATCCAGGAGTTGTATCACTATATTGAATTAAATCATTTTCTTTAACAAGAGTTCCTGGGAAAGACTCATTTGAACTTTTAATAGTGCTAATTCCACCAGAAAGTGGACTTACTGTAGCAATTCCAACAATAAACTTATTTGATTGAATTACATCTGCACTAAAAGTGCTAATTCCTGTTGTTCCATTATTTGTTCCATACACGGATTTGACATCAGAAATACCGTGCTCTGTAACTGCAATAGCAATCCTACCATTATCAATTCCATTAAAGATTAATTTTTCATTTGGTATGAAACTTCCACTTGTCTCATAAACGGTAATTGCCGTTCCTACAGAAACTGCATGTCTTAAGAAACCAGTAGCTCCACTATTATCACCTTTGATAAATGTGGGAATCGATAAAGTATGTGCCTGATTTAATGCAATATCCGTAATTGTTTGAACATCATAAAGAGCAAGGTTCCACTCATTCTCATTTGCATTAGAAGTACTATAAGATCCAGATTCTAATTTGAAGTCATATATTCTTGCAATTCCAACTTCATTTCCAGGAAGAGTCTCCGAATTACTTCCAACTCTTTGATCACGTAAACTTACAAAATAAGTATTTCCAATTCCTACTGTTGGTGCCCTATAAACTCTATTAAGTTTTAGTGTTGGTCCAGTGCTATAAATTATATTTTGATCTTTAATCGTTCTTGTTGTTCTTGGTTTATCTACATCAAGATAAGAAGCATTAATAGTTTGGATTTCATAACCTTTAATATATGCTTTTCCAGGAGAAATTTTATACAATAAAAGATCATCTGTTGGGGTTACACCACCTGGAGTAAATTGTCCGACATTAAATATTCCACCATTACCAAGATTATTATTTAAAGATTCTACAGCACTAACGTCAAAAGCTTTTACATAATAATTACCAGATTCCTCAAATGTTCTTCTTGCAAGAGTATCTGTTACATCATTAAATCCAACACTACCTCCAAAAAGAGATTTTCTAATATCATCTCGAATTGAACCATCAATTACCGTTGCAAGTAAAATAAAATTATCATCATTAAAATCATCAAGTGCTTTTTTAAATAAACTTACACTAATTCTAAGTCTATCTGCACCTGGAGCTGCATAATTATTAAACCCCTGAGAATTATCATTGAGAGTTTCATCTAAATCTGCATTTATAATTTCTTCATTTACAAATAATCCAATCCTATAACTGGGATTATTTGAATATTGATCTAAAATTAAAGTTTCTTTATTTACAGTTACAAAATTTCCCCTTACAAAATATACTCCTTCATCAATTTGAAATGCAGATCCTATTGCAGATGCATTATTTTCTATTGTTGATGCAAAAGGTGATCCGGCAGCAATAGTGGTGTTTCCAAGAAGTCCAGATGTTATTACTTCATTGGATGAAAGTTGTTCCCCATCAAAGAAAGTTTGAGTTGAGTTATTTCCTGTGCTAGAAGCAAGATAGTTAATATAAAGAGTTAAATTTCCATTTTCAGAATTTTCTGGAAGAAGAATACTATCAACAAAGGCAGTTACTCCCGATCTCTGTCCAGTTATTTTTGTACCAACTAATTGATCAACGTAAGCAGATACGGGAACACCTTGGAATGAATTATTTAATTGAATACAATAATATATTCTATTATATCCAGTATTTCCTGGAATTACTTTGGCACCTTCTTTAAAGAAATGTTGACCAAATCTTTCAATCTGGTCCTGCAGCATAGACTGTAGACTAGTTAATTCTCTAGCCTGTACAGGATATCCTGGTTTAAATAATACCTTATGATAATCATTTGTAGAATCAAAATCGTCAAAGTAGGGAGCTACGTTGAGGTTCGTTTGTTGTGGCATAATTCTTTAGAACTGCAAAATAACTTTTATGTCTTCCTTTTGGTTTGACGATCTTGTTATAGATGGTCTGTTGTCAACGTAAATTATATTACCAGAGTGCTTTTTAACCTCTGGATTGGCAACACCACTCGCGAAAGTTTGACCAAGATAGTATGTACGATTATTTATTACCGTAGATATACCTGAGAAGTTCTCATCAATAGTCAAATTTACTCCTGCAGATGGAGAAATTGTCAATACTCCACCAGTTCCAGGAGATGATGTAAAATCATTTAAACTAAATCCATATTGAGGTTGAGTTTGAGCAACTCCTACTGTGCTAAATCCAGCAAGAGATCTATCTTGCCAATACTTAAGAACTCCAGTATTTTGATCATAACTTACAACTCTACCAACAGCTGTTGATCCTGTGGATATTGTTTGAGTAAAATACGAATCTGCAGTAAATGTTGCAGTACTATATCCAGATCCAACTAATTTTAATGCTCCAAGAGCACTAGCTTTATCTACAGAGAGGACACTTGAAGATCCAAATTGCTCAGGATTTTCTACAACACCAACTCTGGCAATTTGATTTCCAGTTATAAAATCTGGATTATTATTATCATTTTCAATTCTAGAATACATGAGAACATTATATGCTCCCAATTCTCTGTATATGTCTGCACCATGTCCACCTTGCGGTGAAATTATAACATTAAGAATTGGTCTTGTTGTTCCTGTTGGAACTCCACCTGCTTCTAAATCAACATTCCCATATGTATAATCAGATCCTTGATTTGAAACAGTAACTCCACTTACTTGTTGGTTTCCATCAATAATAATGGTACATTCTGCACCAGATCCATCACCTTTAATAGGGACGGATGTATATGTGGAGTTTGCAGTTCCAAGTCCAACACCTTTATTAGTAACAGTTACAATTTTAATTGACCCATCGACTGCATTATCTCTGACTGCAGCATTATCAGTGGAAGTTGCCCAATCTGATGGAACAGGTAGATAATCTGTAGATTCAAATTTAGCAACATCGCTTGGTTTAATACTAAAAAGGTATTTCCAAATATAACCATCTCCACTGGTTCCTGCAGATCTTGGTTCTAAGTCTGTAAATGTTGGTTCATCAAGAGATGGTCTTCCGGAAGGATTATCTACATCAATTCCATTTTGAAGACAAATATAAACTCTAAAATCACTATTCATAACAAAGTAATTTGCCAGATATAGTGATGTTGAACCAGAAACTACAGCAGTATTAGATCTACTATAATCATGACGATACATGTCATAACTTGTTCCTGAGGACCAAACAAGTTTGGGTACAACTTGTCTTACATCAGCGGTATTGATTTTTTTCAAGGCCACCATGGTGTCCCAGTAATCATTTTCCTGATCAAAATTATCTTTGGGTGATGGAGGATCAATATCCCAATCAACTTGATAATCTGCAGGATTAGTCAATCCAATAAAAGAATAATAAGAATTGCTGGCATTAGAAACACCAGCAACAAAATTCTTTGCATTTAATATTCTAATCTGATCAGTTATAATAGCAGCCATTTGACGGACTTTTTTTCTTTATTTATTAGAGATTAAAGATCATAATTTTTGAATTTTAAAAAGTTTGATCTAACAATCATAGTAGCAGTTGAAATTCCAGATCCTTCTGCATATGAAGAATAAGAATTCTCTTTACTTCTTGCTGCTATGTCAATTCTTCCCCAACTAAATGATCCAAAGAAATCGGAAGTTGTAATTCCAGAGAATCCATAATTAAATTGATTGACCTTGGCAAACACTCTACGCACATAAGTTGAAATTCCAGATACACTTGTAGAAATTGAAACTGCACTGTCAACTTCATATACATTATCTGCAAAAACAGTTCCTAGTCCTACTGTACTATCTGAGGCATCCAAAGATAGTATGGAGGTTGAACTAGATCCAACATTAGAATTTTTAATAACAAAATAATCATTTTTACTAATAGAACTAATAGTTAATGCTGTCCCTGCAATATTAGAATCTCTAAGGAAAGAATCGTAGGGAATGTGAACATCAAAGATGAGTTGTGTTCCAATTCCAACAGTAGTTGTTCCAAATCCAACAATTGC